AGAAGAACTGGTAATTTTTCTATAGCCAGACGCGGACCAGTTTCTGATGATCCATATTGGAAAAATTATAATCGAGAGATAAAAGATGAACCTAATGAAGATTGGTTGACATATTATAAAGATAGATGGAGACCAACTCAATTTCAATTCCCTTATCAAATACTACCAACGCCATGAAACATTTATTATTAACGATATTATTATTATGCGTAACCATTAACGTTACGTCACAAACAAGAATAATCGATCCAGAACAATCAATTGTTTGGGTTAAAGGAATACCTACATGTCCCGAAGACCCGCAGATAACAGCTTTAATTAACAAAGTTGGAATTGATGATTTACAAAAATCAAAACGCAATATTACTAAGAATGAAGCTGACATATGTAGACAATTGGGTAAAGCGTTTAGACAACGAGACATGTATGAAGGAGCTGATTGGTATTTTGAACGAGTAAAGGCACATGTTGAAATTGTAAAATTAGAACCCGAAGTTGTATTTGAAGAAGAAGTGCCAGCTGATATAGCAGCAAGTTTGCAAAGCGATAAAGAATTTTTACAAAGTATACCAAAGTCTTTTGAAAATGTGAGTCCAACGGACATGAAGAAATTAGCACAAGAGATTGAAGGCCAAATAGAAAAACTAATCAAAGAAAAAGAAGCACTTATTAGAAGTCATGCTAGTCCCGAAGTAATTAAAGCGAAGGATGAATCTATTAAGAATTTAGGCAAAGAAAAGACAATCATTGATTTAACTGTTAAAGAAGAAAAAATGAAAGTTGAAGCAGTTAAATTAAAAGATGATGCGAAGAAATTAAATAATTACTTGATTGGCGCGGGTATTACTATTTTACTTATGTTTTTAGGTATTATGATTTTATTCCAACGAAAAACAATTAAAGGTCAAGACAAAGAAATAATTAGACAGTTGGCGGATATAAATACTAAAAACACCTACTTAGAATATGCTGCGCGAATTATTAGGCACGATATGCACTCTGGTATCAACACATACATACCACGTGGGATATCGTCATTAGAAAAAAGATTACCTGTGGATACTATCAAACAACTTAAGATTGAAGGGTCACTTAAAATGGTACGCGAAGGATTAAATCATACACAACGAGTTTATAAAAGCGTATATGAATTTACTAATCTAGTTAAACGTACTGTAGATTTTGATACGGACGAACAAGATGTTACGCAATTATTAAATGACTATTTTGAAAAGACATCTTATGCTAAACAAGTTTCAATTTCAGAATTAGGAGTATTACCAGTTAATTCAATATTATTTTGCAATGCAATTGAGAATTTAGTTAAGAACGGATTGAAATACAATAACAGCGAAAACAAAACCGTATCGATATTTATAGAAGGGAATCATATCATAGTACAAGACAATGGAATTGGTATGACAAATAAAGAATTTAAAAAACATTTAAAATCGGTTTCGAAAGAAAATAATGATGAAATTGGCCTTGGATTAAACATATCTTTTGCTATATTAAAAGAGCATGGATTTGATATGGAATGTGAGGAAAATGAAATTGGAACTAAAATAAAAATAAAAGTAAAATAAAGAAAAGAGATGATTGATTCAATTTTGTTAGTAGATGATGAGGATTTATTCCATTTAGTGTTTGAAGATGCATGTTCATTGCTTGATATAAGTTTATCATTGCAGTCACTTAGTAGTGCAGATGAGGCGGAAAAGAAATTTAAACGATGGTTTAATGATGGTGGTTCGGATGAAAAACCAGAATGCGTATTTGTTGATTTAAATATAATTGGTAGTTCATTTGATGGCATCGAATTGATACGAAAAATTAATTTTGAATATGGCAATCAAGTTGTCATTGGAATCATTTCATCATCAAATGAATCAGAAGAGCAAGCTCGTGCTATACAAGTAGGAGCGCAGTTTTGGATTATCAAATCAGATGATATAGAACCTAGATTAGAAGACTTTAGAAAAGACTATGATGGTTATAAAAATAGAACAGCACCATTTAAAATTTATAAATGATTAAAATTGATGACAATACTAAAAAACAGTTAATTGAACTTTATCAGAAAAAAGGTATTGGTCTCGAAGGCAATATTACAAAGCTTATTGAACGAGAAGATGATGAAGACTTTAAAGAGTATTTGAAAGAATGTGAATCTAAAGACGCAGAAAAACGAAAGAAGCGTCTGGAGATGACTAAAAAGATTCAAAAACAAAATGAAGAATTGACTTCATTGAATGATGAAAATCAAAGAATATTAACTGAGTTACAAGATACCTTAGAAAATGTTGAACAATCAAAAACGGCATTTGAACAACAAAATAAAGAGTTGAATGAATGGAAAACAACTAACATTCGTTTAACGGAAGAGTTACGAGTAGAAATGGTACGTGCTGAACAATCAAAATTAGAAGCAGAGGCTGCAAAACAAAATGCAGAAAATGATTTGGATTTATTACAAAAGCGCAATCAAACAGAACTTATTTCAACCATAGTTAAAGTTGCACTTTATGTAATTGTCGGCGTTGGCGTCATTACCACAGGCGTATATGTATTTACTTTGATTGTTGGAAAAGATACTCAAGTTATAAGTGCAGCTTGGTCAAACATATTTGGAATATTGCTTACCAACGCATTTAGTATTATTGGAACAATCATGGGAATAAAATACGCAACAAATCAATCTGAATAATGAATTATAAACACGTTGTAATATCTTTATTGATATTTTTTCTTGGCCAAATTGTCGTTTGGGTTCAAGTAAATGGTCCTTTATTATGGCAATGGGCTAGAACATATAAATTTGCATTGATGTTATTAGGAGTTCCCATAACATGGGCGTTTATGGAAGCAACGCGATATGCAGTATCCGGGTATGGCGGACAATTCTGGCCTGGTCGTTTTACATCTTTTGTAGCCGGCATCATTGTATTTACCATTATGACATACATGTTTAAAGGCGAAGCTGTTAATTTAAAAACATCGGTATCGTTATTGCTAGCGCTATCACTTATTTTAGTCCAACTCTTTTGGAAGTAAACATATTTATTAAAAAAGGTATATAATATTATGAAATCATTAGATTTAATTATTGAATCATCATTAAAACCGCAATTAATACCATTATCTGCAAATAATGTATCAGCTAATATTGACATAGAAAAACATGTTCGCATATTAAAATTTTTACGAGAATATCATGAATTGCGATTTGGTCAATTAAATGATACAGAAATCAAATCATTAAATGAACAAATAGCACCGTGGAATCCTAAAACAGGGTCAGACCTTGCAAGAACTGATGCACAGACATTTGCCGCATCAAATAAGCAACATATTTTAAATATTCTAAAATCAGCTGAGAAGGTTAAAAAAGATTTTTTATCAAAAAGTTATAATTTCATAGTAAACAATCAACAAGCAGAAATATTAAAATTTATTAAAACTGGTAAATTCGATAAGTCAACGCCATTTAATAAATGGAAAAACACTGCAGCTGATAATTTCTTTAAACAAATTGTACAGCAAGATCCACAATACGGTAAAGCAGATAAAGGCGAACGTATGAATTCGGGATATGTATTTGATAGATCAAATCCGGGTAATCAATGGTATGATTATGAAATTTTATGTACAGACAATAAAGGTAAATCTATTGCATTTATGCGATTTCATCCAGACGGAACTGTAACAATTATGCCCGAGACACTATCAATGGCAAAAGAATCAGCATTTACTTATAAAGTAACGGGCAATAAAATTTCAATATATTCGGAATTAGAAAAAGAAGCTCCGATATTAACTGGCGTTCAAAATGATTATACATTAATGTTTACATTTAACAATAAATTTTTAGAAAAAAATTATGATCCATATAAGGGTGCAGGATTTGCACGAGCTTTATGGTTAGATATTACCGGCGTTAAAAGAAAATATGAAACGAAATGGAAAAATCAAAAAGAATATGATTTTTCTGCAACATCGTGGGTTGATAGAATTCAAAGTGTTGCAGATTGGGCAGGATTAATTCCAGGATATGGTGATGCTATTGATGTACTTAATGGATTGGTATATTGGATACGCGGTAAGAAATTAGAAGCATTGTTATCAATGATTGCAATAATACCACTGTTTGGTAGTGTATTTAAAAATGGTTTTAAATTAGCATTTAAAGGATTAAAAATTGGCGGCAAAACTGGAATTGAAGCCTTGGAATATTTAATTCGACAAGGTCCTAGGGCATGGGCACAAGGCGCCCGTAGAACATTCATAGAATACTTAGCTCGAAATAGAGCAGCAAGGCAAGCATTAAGATCATTTGCATCTCAGGCTCTAAGTGCTGTTACGAGCGGACTTCGTAGATTAATGGACATTGCTAGAAACTTGCGTGGACGTGCAATTGTAGGTTGGGTCGGTCGCGTTTTAGATGATATAGTTGCAAATTATGGTCGACCACTTGAAGACTACGCGCGACAATTTGCTAGATCTATGGATGAAATTGCAAAAGGAATGGATACTGCTAGTGATTTGGTAGTCGCTGGTTCTAAAGGTACGGCCGAAGTTGCAGGATATGTAGGAAACCGTGGTATACGAGAAGTACTTAAGGGGTTAACTACAGAATTAGCTAAAAATGCTGGTATGGTAACTAGGATGTTTTATAGAATTGTTGGAAAAAAATGGTTTGATGCATTTCAACGTTCTATGATTGATAGTTTTATTCAATATGTAAAACAAGGCAGAGATGGTATTAGATTTTTTACAACGTTAGTGGGGACACAAAATGGCGGACAAATAATATTTGATGCTGCATATGCATATTTCCGAGAAAATCCTAGATTGTTAACAGAATGGTTATTAGAACGTCCGGCAATATTTCAAAGATATTTTCCGGCGTTATTTGATCGCTTCGGAAGCCAAACAATACAACAAATTGGTGAAGCGGGTATGCGAGAGATTGTAGCTGCATTTTCTAGAGTATTACGAGATTCACTCGGTACTGGTCTAGGATTTAGAAGAACATTTAATGATTTAGTTTTAGCACCTTTGGCCAGAAATGCAGACGCTCTTAATAAATTTTTAGATGATGTTATTATAGATTGCATACAAAAAGGTAATGCTGTATATAAAATATGGGCTATGAGTTTTTGGAATAACATACGGGCAATAATGCCAAATCGAATTTATAATTTTTATGATACAGCCAAAGTAGGATTTGCCAAATATGATTTTGGCGCAGGAAAAGCATTCGATTTAGAAGGAACTGTAGGCAAATGGGTTAATGAAGCTTTTCAAAAAAGTGCATTTTTAAACAAATATATTGGAGGCCTAGTTCGAGGATTTTTAAAGGTATTAGACGGAATGCTAAATCTAAAACGATTGGACGTATATTATAATGAGTTTCGAGACTTTTTTGAAAAAATAGGTGTCGATTCGGATAATATTGATGAAAAACAAGGCGTAATTGCAACCTTATTAGCATATGTTTTTGGAACATGGCCATTTAAAATGATTGAAGAGGCAATTGGCTTTGGTAATGAAGTAATTAATCCTGGTGATTTAGGACAATTTAAAGCAGCATCTGAAATTCCAATGGTAAAACAACAAAAATTTACAACACCGTTAGCAAAATAATGATAAACGAATATCAAACACATAATGAATTGAATCCAAAGCTTTGGATAGGACATCAATTGAAACCTAAGGTTCGAGATGGTCTATTGCGTATTGCTTCGAAATTCACTGAGTTTTTAGGAAAAGATATACCAGTTATTGATATTGTATTAATTGGTAGCAATGCCAATTATAATTGGACAAAATACAGTGATATTGATTTACATGTAATTACGAACTATTTGCAAATAGGAACTAACTTGCACGTGGTTGATGATTATATGCGTGCTAAAAAATCAGTTTGGTCCGCAAATTATCCGTTAACATATCAAGGCATGAACATTGAATTATATGCTCAAGATTCAAATCAACAACTACATAATTCAGTAGGAGTATATTCCATATTAAATAATAAATGGATTACAAAGCCTGCAGCCGATATCATTCAAATTGATGATACTGTTATTCAACAAAAGGCTGATCCGTTTGAATATGAAATCAATAACTTGAAACCAGATGATGCTAAATTAGATTTTAAAATCAAAACATTGTTGAAACGTTTAAGAAAACTTCGGCAAACTGGATTGGATACTGCAGGAGAATATTCAATTGAAAATTTAGCATATAAACATTTACGGAACAAAGGTTTAATAGATAAATTAAAAGAAATGTTGCGACAAACAGAATTAGGACAAATGGTATTTACCGAACGAGTTGTTGAGCCATTAGCACAACACATTACTAAACAACGAACACTTACGGAAACGGATTGGAATAATATAATGCAATTCACCGGGGGCATAGAAGACCATATGGGACAATGGAAACATCCGGGTCGATGCACTATGATACCTGGTAATAGAATTACAATGCGCAATGTGCCATTCAAAGTATTAGGTATTGATGATACAGGACATATGCAATTGATGCGTCCAGAACAAGAATACACATATCCGGGCACACGCGTATTTGAAATTCCACATACTCCGCAATGGCAAACGGTTATGATACAACTTTTAAATAAAATACGAAATGGGAGCAAATATGCAAAGTAGAGGATTGGGTGATGACATTAAACGAATTACGAGTGCAACTCGTTTAGATGAACTTGCAAAACGCATTGCACAACTTTTAGATGAAGATTGTGGTTGTGATGATCGCCAAGAATGGTTGAATGAAAAAACAAAAAATTGGCCAAGATATAAAAAGAAAAACAAGGACGTAAATGGCAACAATAAGTAGAACAGGTATCACCGGTGGTGGGACTATACAACCCGCTCATATAACAAATATTATAGATGCATTAGATGGAACTAGTGCTACTACAACAGTAATTGCAACCGGATCATTTACGGGTTCATTGATTGGTGCATTAACAGGAACAGCATCTTTTGCTACAACTGCTACTAATGCAACAAATGTAGCAGTAACTAATACAACAACAGGTACTGGTCCATATTATGTTACGTTTGTTGAAGCGGCAACAGGTAATGTAGGACAGCGAGTTGATGCTACGGGATTAACATATAATGCAACAACAAATACAATTACAGCAACATCATCGTATGCAGCAGCTGCATTAAGTTCTTCGTTTGCTACAACAGCATCATATGTTTTAAATGCTGTATCTAGTAGTTTTGCAACAACAGCATCTTATGCTTTACAAGCACAAAGCGCTTCATTTGCAACTAGTGCATCCTTTGCTTCAGTAGTACCAGCCTCTGGTGTTATTGGATTAAATTTATCTCAAATAGTAACTGGAAGTGTCACCGCCTCAGTATCACCAACACAATTTTCCGTTACTAGTGGCAGTTCAACCGAACTTGTAGTAACCGGAACTGGAGTTGTAATTGGTAATGCATTAACTGATAACCATGCAATTACTGGTAGTGTTCAGATTACCGGTTCATTACTAGTAACAGCAGATGTTACGGCTTCGTTGCAAGGAACGGCTTCAGTTGCAGTATCATCATCTAGAGCAGTCACTGCATCGTTTGCTGATTTATCTAGACAAGTATTAGTACAGCGTACGGCTGCAGACGCTGATCATTTTATGGTAATAGTAGATTCTGGTAATGCAACGCCGGCTGCGGAAAGTTTGAATACGGTAACAAACATACGTGTTAATCCAGGTACTGATACTATATCTGCAGTAACCGTCACTGGATCATTTAACGTAACAGGATCAATGAGTGCTGTAAAATTTGCTACGGTAGATTTACGCATCCTAGGTGACACCACATCGAGTGGTCAATTTGCAATTCCGATACAACAAACCGGAGGGAGCCCGTTCGCAGGAAGTATGTATTGGAATGATGCTACAGAAATATTATATATTTATAGTGCAACCAATGGCCGCTGGACTAACGTTCAATTGAATCCATAATAACATATATTTATATAAAAGGAAAATATGAAACGTTTAACAAAAGAACAATTACTTGGTATTCTTCGTCATACTCTAACATTCGTTGGTGGTATTTTGATTACCAAAGGAATTATTGATGAAGCTACTGCTACGGAAATTATTGGCGGTATCATTACTTTAACTGGAACTATTTGGTCAGTGTTAGCAAAGGCTTAATATGAAAAGACTCGACGAATGTAGTTGTGGCTGCGGTAGTGCTAAAGGCGGATGCAATGATAACGATAGCAATTACATGTTTTTTGGTAATTTAAAAATCATTAAAAAATATGTAGATGCCATGTTGCAAATGGATCCAGAGCAAGTACAAGAAATATTAAACGATGGTCATGATTGGGCTGCAGATCATATTGCAACCTCAAAAGATGATGTACAAGAGGTTGGAGATTTCTTGATGAATGAAATGCATGATAGTGCAGAATCATACAACATGCAACGGCCACAATTCGTTCCGGTCGGATTTAAAAATCATCTCAAACAAGCAATGCACGAAACAATACGCAAAGTTGAAGATGGTTGGGCAGTATATCCTAAAAAAGGTGGAAAGCGTTTAGGCACACATAAAACACGTAAGGCAGCACTTAAACAATTGGCTGCAATTGAAATTTCAAAACATAAAAAATAATGCAAAAGCTTAAACACATATTAATTGAAGCAAAAACGGGTTGTCCAATTGCTACGCAAGATATTCATGTCAATTTAAAAAATCGACAACATGCAATTGATGAATATTATTATGGACCCGCAAATCCAGATAAACCGGGACAGTATTGGAAAGATGCAGCTAAGCGTTGGAAAATTGATGAAGCTACTGCTAAAACAATGAAATGTGGTAATTGTGCTGCATTTGATGTTTCAGATAAAATGTGGGCATGCATGGCAAAGGGCATAGAGGGCGATGAAAAAAATATCGATGCTATGGCTACTATAGAAAAGGCAGATTTAGGATATTGTAATTTTTTACATTTTAAGTGTGCTGGGACAAGATCTTGTACTGCGTGGGTAACCGGTGGAGCTCTAGACAATAAGGATCTAACAAAATGATGAAATTAAAAAACATATTAAATGAAAATGATGTTATTGATCCAAAGGCTTTGGCGAAACCATTCTTTAAGGAATTTTCAAAACAAATGAAAACATCTCCTAAGTTTACATATTTAGGACTAAAAAGAAAAGAACACGTTTTTAGTGCACCTATAGAAGATTTAGGTACAATGAAATTGATATTTTCAAAAGCAGAATTCATTGCAAAGGTTTGTGATTCATATGCATATTTTGGAATCGTTTATTTGTTAAACGGATTGGAACAATTTGATGCAACGGTTTGTTTAATTAAAAAATCAAAAAATTCATATGAAACTAAATTATTTGATGATGCCGATTCTGATTTTAATAATTCAAAAACAAATTTTGCAAACATAATAAAAAACATGATGTAATGTTAAGTTATAGCGTATCAAAACCTGTCTATCATGATATTACAATTTCAAAACCATTGCCAGATGACGTCGCAGAACATGTATTACTAAATTATACGTGTCATGTTGATCATGAAGGTTTTGATTTAAATGAAATTGAACAAGCATATTATCGCCATAATAACGTTGTATTAGAACATGATACTACCTGGTATAAAGATGGTGATGCTGCAAAGGGAGCTCATGCAATAATTCAGCCATGGCTTACGCAACGTAGCGAGTCTGAATTGATATTAGATCACAGTCAATTTGTTTTTAGATATCCAGTATCGGGAGAAGCTGCAGAACAAGTAAAAACATATGCAACACAACGTCCCGAACTATTAAGAATCTTAACTGCTGAATTCAAATGCGGTTTAGATTTATGCATTGATTATATTTTTGAAGATAAAGTACGGCCTGTTGTTCATATTGAATGGGATTATAGAGACGTATCAGATATGTTAAATGATATTGATTATGTAGAAAACGTACTTCAACAAACCAATTGGGATGAAACGATATCAGTTGTTAAACGTTTTAATATGTTATCAAAACATTCATTAGATGCATTTCAACAAGCTGATTTTAGATCCATGTTAATGTTTGGACGAAAATCATACAAATTGATTCCTACGTTGTGATATTTATTAATATGAAACTAAGAAATTATTTGTTTGAATCAAAAGTTAAAAAAGAAACATTTGAATCATTTGCTGACACTCGCGAAGCGGGTGCTGAAAAAATTGTTGATAATGCTAAAAAGAAAGGCGGATTAGCTTTACTTACGTGGCATCATTTCAAAGTTAAGTTACCATATTATAAACGAGCTGCTGCAGGTCGATTTGATTTAGATAAAGCAAAACGAGAATTTGAAGAAACATATAAAAAAATATCTACTTCAATGACACAAATTGAATTTCAACGTGAAGTTGGACGTTTAGAAGTTTTAGGTGAATTAATTATTCGAGAAGAACAAGGAAAACGATGATACGATTAGTTGATTTATTGTCAGAAGATTTACGCAGATGGGTAAAGGAAAAATGGACAGATCAACATGGACGCCCTTGTGGTAATGATAAAACCAAAGGCGTTAAGAAATGTCGGCCTTCTCGCAAAGTATCAAAAGATACTCCTAAAACATGGAGTTCATTTGATAAAAAAGAAAAAAAATCATTGGTTGCACAAAAACGTAAAGTTGGTATGGGTAAACGTACTCCTAAGGCAGAAGGTGCAATTGAAGAAAAAAAGAAAGCTAAACGAGATGCGTGCTACTACAAAGTAAAAGCTCGATATGATGTTTGGCCATCTGCATATGGATCATTAGCACTTGCAGCTTGTAGAAAGAAGGGTGCGAAAAATTGGGGTAAGAAATCATGATATCATTAAAATCATTGTTAACGGAAGCTGCTGCAATAACTAGTGACTTTATGCAAAAAGTAATGCAATGGGAGAATAATAAAGCATATAAACCAGGTGGATGGAATGATAAAAAACAACGTTGGTACCCGCATAAAAGTCCAGAAGGCGGGTTGCCTACTATTGCATATGGTCATAAATTAACTCCTAGTGATGTTCGCAGCGATAGATTTAAAAATGGTATATCTGATTCAGATGCTAAAGAACTTTTAAAGAATGATTTGTTTGCTGCATCATTAAAAGCAGCTAGACTCGTTCCTGATTATAAAAAGTTACCTGTTAATGTAAGACAGGGCCTTATTAATGCAGCATATCGTGGCGAAATAAAATCATCACATGATACTATAAAATTAATGAATGCTGGCAAATGGTCTGCTGCAGCTAAAGAATATCTTAACCATGCTGAATACAGAAATACCCCTAGTGTAAGAAAACGAATGGATTGGAATCAAAAACAATTCTTAAGTATGAGTAAGGAAACTGACAATATAACAGATACTCAATCTACAAAAGCATCAAAGACTTATACAGTAAAGTCTGGTGATAGTTTAAGTGTAATTGCATCAAAATATAAAACAACGGTTGATGCAATTAAACGAGCAAACAATTTAAAATCAGATATGATTAAACCAGGTCAGAAGCTCATTATCAAATAATTTGGATTCTGCGTCAATTTTATTTATATTAAGTTATGAATCAGAATTTCATAGAACAATTATTTATCGATTCAATTAACATCATGGCAACGGGTGAATGGGATTGGCCTGACACGTGGGACAAGCCTCGCCGCATGCGTTTTTTGAATGAATCATTGCGTTATGCTGAAGAACGAGAATTATATGAACAATGTGCAATTATACGAGATGTCAAAGAAGCAGTCGACGAAATCTAAACGAGGCAAGTATCAAATTACTTTGCACAATGACAATCGCAATACGTTTGATCATGTTATCAATTGTTTGGTTGATGCATGTGGGCATAATGAATTGCAAGCTCATCAGTGTGCTTTGATAGTACATAATGCCGGACGATGTGTTGTATTTATCGATTGCCATGAAGATTGTGAAGCAGTTCATGAATATTTTATCAAGAATAAATTGAAATCAACATTGGAGAAACATGATAAGAAAAATTCATAATGCAATACTGCGATTTCGAATTGCAATACTTCATGCAGCATATCATCGCAACATGAAACGTATGGAACTGGCACGTAAAAAGTTAGATGTTATACAATTCAAAACATATGCATATCGAGCAGAAGATGCTTGGCGTAAATTAGTTATATTAACCGAAAAAATAAAACAACCAAATGGGTAGAAAATCAGCACACACAGGTATGTCCCCGAAGGATCGTTCTGCAATGATCATGGACAAATTTATTTCTAAAAACATAAAACGCGAAGCGGGACAGCCGATAAAGCCAGCTATGCGCAAAGATCCAAATATTCCGATACATATGTGGCCACTTGCAGATCAAATTGAGTATTGGGAGAATCGTACGGATAAAGATAGATTTAATGACAAATATCCAGTATATTCTTTTTGGATTACTGAGGTAAGAGAATTATCCAAAGTGCATCCAACATTCTTTGCATCAAAAATTAGCAAACTGCAAGAAATGGTTACGGAGATGTATGATAACAAAACGTTTCCAAAAGAAGCAGTTAGTATTTTAAGAAAACACGGATTGTATTAATGGAAGAAAAACAATACAAATACATTTACGGTTTAGGCAAAACGGCATTAGATATTCCAGAAAGCGAAATACGCTATGCAATGGAAAATACAAAATCTAATGCCGCGGCGGCTCGGTTCCTTAAGGTGTCATTCACTACTTATAAGAAGTATGCTCGAATGTATGAGGACCGAGATACTGGAAAGACTTTGTATGAACTTCACAAAAATCAATTTGGAGTAGGAATACCAAAAGATGTTTGCAAAGCCAATAAAGGTATATATTCAATTGATAATATCTTAACAGGCAAGCATCCTAACTATCCTACGTGGAAGCTACGCAATAGATTATTAGCATTAGCAATACTTCCAGAACAATGCAACAGCTGTGGTTATGCAGAACGCAGAATAACCGATGATACAGTTCCTTTACTTTTAGACCATATTGATGGAGATGACGCAAATCATTGCATAGAAAATCTTCAAATGCTTTGCATGAATTGTTACTATCAACAAACAGGTAATCCTTTTAATCAAGACAAAGAACGTTATTGGAATTACAATTTGCTTGAGTAATATTTATTAATATGATATCAATGAAGCGTTTAATTTTAGAAGGTCGTTATGATTCTTTAGTTACAAAGTTGGCGAATACACTTTTAGCAATAATCAAAGACAGTTATTCGTCAACACAAACGGCTTCGGGAGAATTTGGTGGTAAAAAGATATACTATACCAAATCAGAAACAGTTCCCCTTATCGAAGATGATAAACAACAGCCTGCAGTATATTTTGAAGAAGTTGAAAATGCAACCATACCGGTAGAATTTTATCTGCAATTAAAAATACAATGGATTGAAGGCCTTAATGATTTACGTTACGGCGGAGATGCTTTCAATGACACAAAGCGAGATTCAGATGAACCGCCTTTGATTGAAGTTAGAATGCAAATTGATCCGGCAGAATATCCTAAGGTGTTGAGTGAAATTGCAATGAACTTGCGAGATACATTGCGCCATGAAATTGAACATGTAACGCAAAGTGGTTGGAATACAATTGATGGCAAATATATTCCTTCGGACCAAAGGCTTCGAGATCGTATTGAAGCTGGTAAATTACCTGCAGCACGTTATTTTACGTTGCCTAAAGAAATTCCTGCTATGCTTCAAGGATTGTATTTTAAGGCAAAGAAAAGCAAACAGCCATTCAAAACGGTGGTTGATGAATATTTATCTATGTGGGTAAGTAACGATGCTATATCTGCACAGGAAAAAGAAAACATTTTAAACATTTGGAGAACATATCTTCCTAAATTAGGAATACGGCAGGACATGTAATGATCAGATTGAAACGACTTTTAGAGACGCAACTAATCAAAGAAGCATTGCCTTTAGATATGGCTCGTAACTATGTTAACATCAAACGAAATCCAGAAATTGAACAACAATTGGATGCCGTATTAAATGCAATCAAACAACGTCCAGATGCAAAGTCATCGCGTAGAGGCGATAGAGTTGCGATAAAGTTTGAAAGCAAAGAAGTTGTATTTGATCCAGATAGAGACAGTTTATCTCATCAATTTATAGATTTTTATCCAGTTTTAAAACGACATATATCAGATGCTAATTTGTATTCTCAGCGAGAAAATTTTGATAGGTTCGAACTGCCAGACCTAGATCAAATCATATATGGACAACCAAAAGATGCATATGGCCGCACTACTAAAATGTCTAAATTCATTGCGGCTGTAATCGCACAAGCAGAAGTAAAAGCATTTGTTTCCAGTCTAGAACGTCATGCTGAAATAGATGCAAACGGAAATAAAATGCTTGTAGGCCGTGGCGGTAGTCGTCCATTTGATGAAGTTGTAACACAAGTAAAACAAGATGCTAAAAAGAAAATAGATGAATTGGTGAAACTTTACGACGAAATTCCAGAAATTAAGCGAGCTCGAGAAAATAAAACAAAAACATTTTACATTGTGTTTTCAAAACATGCATATGATGTTGCTGGAATGAGTACCAATCGTGGTTGGACTAGTTGCATGAATTTATATTCAGGTATCAATTCACATTACATACAATATGATGTGTCCGCCGGTACCATGGTTGCATATTTAGTTGCAAATGATGATTTAAATATAAAACGGCCTGTTGCTCGGGTTGCAATTAAACCATTTGTCAATACCGATGATTCAACCGATGTATTTTATGAGCCAGAAGAAAAAGTATATGGTAGTCCACCGCATACATTTTTAGAAGCTGTCGATAAAATTATAAATGAAGCACAGCCTGGCAAAACGGGACGTTTCAAAATGGTTGATACGTTGTATTGTGATTCGAAACGACAAGTTACAAAATATGGAACTGCCAATATCGAACAATTGGTTGCTAACATGTTAAAGCGTAAGCAAGTAGCTACAACGACGGATGAAGTATATTATATATTAGATAACTATGCAGTATATAACAATATTGGTACATTGCAATTTTCAGATGCAGATAAATTGTATGTTGATGCACCGTCAGCTGATGTTGATTTTTCAGCAAATATCCCAGATTCTGATAATCCCACGTATTGTCCTATACAATTTAAACGAGTGGGTGGATTACGTTTTAAACAATTGGCTAGTTTTGATAATTTTCCGGAACAATGTAATAGATTAATTTTAGTTAGTCCGCAAATATCTGATTTTACGGGATGTCCGACAGCTATTCGCACATTAACGTTGCGCGGCGGCACTATAACAAGTTTTGCGGGATTACAAAGCGTACAAGATCTTATTATCATGTATAGCACTGATGGAACTATACAATCATTCAACGGATTGCCAAAAACTATTACTAAGATTGAATGTCTTAGTAACAACGTCAATATTGATGTTGATTTGCAAGATTTGATACAACAATTAAAACCATTGAATCTGCAGCAATTAACATTGACACCATTAATTATTAACGCTCAGTTAACTGGTAAACTTAAAACTTCATTTGATGCAGCTGTTGCGAAAACATTATCAACACTAGATAATCCAGAATCGCCAACCATGGGAGTGGTAGCATATTACATGACATTGCAACAAATAGTTAATGATTTACCATCAGTGAAAGAAATTTGTAACATACATCGCGATGACTTGAAAAGTAAAATTGATGCTTTGTTGCGATAACATATTTATAAGTAAGGAAACGAAATGACACTTTACGAAAATCAAATACCAGTAGCAGAAGGATATTGCGGTTCATGTTTAATTGAAACAATCAAAGCCGCAGATGATAATCCAGAATACGTAACCATCAAGGAACCAGGCATCAACGAAGCTGAATATCAAGGACGCAAAGTTCAATTAGGCAAACCAATGCGCGGTGATGTAAAGAAATTCAAAGTTTACGTTAGAAATGCCAAAGGCAACGTTGTAAAGGTCAACTTCGGTGACCCTAATATGAGAATACGTAAAAGCAATCCCGCACGTAGGCGTTCATTTAGAGCAAGGCATCGTTGTCATACTGCCAAAGACAGAACCTCAGCAAGATATTGGTCTTGCAGAAAATGGTAAAAAAATATTCATAACGGTTGGATATTGACTCTTTATTTCATATTATATAGAAAAATAAAGAGTTTATGAAAAAGAAAGTAATTGGAGTACCGGCCGTAGTAAATGGCAAACAAGTTATTGTAGATCCGAATGGCAATGACATTAGTTCATTGTTTCGATCAATCATGATTAAACATGCACATGATAATGATGAAGCATTAGTGTTTGATGAAGAAACAGGTCGATCTAAACGCATAAGTATATCAGACGTAGAATTAGAATTTGCACCAAGTAATCTAGAACCAGAAATGCCACAAACACAAACAGAAGCCGATCCATTAATGCATCTTATTCAGAATGCACATAAAATTAAACCCGCAACTTTAGAAATGTCTGACATCAAATGGAAGTATTTGGTACGGTCAGCAGTGCGTGGTAAAAACATCATGATGGTTGGTCCTGCAGGTTGTGGTAAGACGCAAGCCGCAAAAGATCTTCCGGTAGCAACTAATCGTCCTTTCTTTTATTTTAACTTGGGTGCAACTCAAGATCCTCGCGCAACGCTTATTGGTAATACGCATTTCAAAGATGGTCAGACATCATTTGATGAATCTGCGTTTGTCAAGGCAATTCAAACAGAGAATGCCGTTGTATTGCTAGATGAGTTGTCTCGCGCGCATCCTGAAGCATGGAACATCTTAATGACAGTATTGGATGAGGGTCAAAGGTATCTGCGATTAGATGAAGATATCAATTCTCCTACCATTCGTGTTGCATCTGGTGTATCATTTATTGCAACGGCAAACATTGGTACCGAATATACATCCACAAGAGTATTAGACCGCGCATTGATGGATCGTTTTGAAATCATTGAGGTTGATATTCTTTCTTTGTCTCAAGAAGAAGATTTATTGACTAAACGATTCCCAACGGTATCCAAGGCATTGATTCATTCAGTAGCTGATATTGCAGATGCAACCCGTAAAGAATGGAGGTCAGAAGAAGGTAAATTGACTACCATGGTATCCACTCGTATGACGGTGCGTGTATGTGAATTGTTAGCAGATGGCTTTTCTTTGTCAGAGGCCTCTGAGGTTGCAATTCTTCCATTCTTTGATGCATCGGGTGGTACGGATTCTGAAAGAACCTTTGTTAAACAAATCATTCAAAAACATATGGCAACTGAAATGAAAGATATTTTCAATACAGGAAATGGTTCAGACGAATCTAATTCATTCTAATTTTTCATAGCTCAAAAAGAGGCGGCAGAAATGTCGCCTTTTTTTACATAATGGTTGGAAACTGAATATTTATTTCATATTATATATAAAAATAAAGAGCATGAGTATATTAGGCAAATTTGATGGCAGACGTTATTTTACCAATTCGGCATCTAGCTTTTGGTTGAATGAAGATTTTGATACGGACTTTAAGCGTGGCGATAGTATTGACTATACCAAGTTAGCTGCGACGCAACGTGCTATTGCCAATTTCGTTAACATTGTTACCGGTAAACCAATTCCCGTAATATTTCAATCTGCAGATTCTAGTTATACTGATGGCGAGTCTGTTGTTATTGGTACCAAGCTTGACGATAAGAATTTTGATCCAGCAGTTGGATTAGCATTGCACGAAGGTTCGCATATTGCATTGACTGATTTTAACATGTTCAAAGGCGGTATATTAGCTAATACCAAAATGGCAAAAATTGTTCAGCTTAATGGATATGATCCAGAAATGTCAATGTCGCATAGTGATTTTGTAACTATTAAAAATTTATTGAATTGGATTGAGGATCGTAGAATTGACTTTCATATTTATACAACCGCACCTGGTTACCGTATGTATTATGAGGCCATGTATAACAAATACTTCAATGACAAAGTTATTGACAAAGCTCTTCGCGAAAATGAAAAGACCGATGAGTCGTGGGATGATTATATGTTCCATGTTATCAATTTAACTAATCCTAATCGCAATTTGCTAGCATTGAAAGCATTGCAAGATATTTGGAATGTGATTGATTTGCGAAACATCCAACGACTTGAAAATACC